TCTCGGAACAATAACAATCTGAGGTGGATATCTGCGACAGGTAGAATTATTGAATTGATCCTCTTCCATCTCGTGGAGCTGCTGGATATTGTCAACCAGCTCACCCTGCATTGATTTTATCTCTTCCGTTGTGAGCTCCACGGGAAGGGATTCTGTTTGTTTTCTAATTTCTTTCATGTTGTTCTCCTAGGTAAATCCCTACGCCCATCCGTAGCGGGAGAAATGCAGGGACGTCCGGCGGATCTCGTCCTGGGTCTCTGAGACATCTCTCTCGTCCACAAAGTGGGCTGCAGGATCGATTTTTCTGCTTTCCGGGGGGAGAGCCTTACGAAAAACAAGACCGTCAATCTGCTCCGCGCTCAGGCTCGTATAGACCGTCAAGCAGTAAAGGATATCGATCGACCTTGTGAGGTTTTCCATGGTCATCGAAGCTTGCCGTCTTTCTCCGGGATGTAGGTTCCATCCTCGATGACAATGCCAGTCTCTGAATCGTCTTCCACGACCTCGATCCACATTTGGTAATCGTTATCCTGGATCATCTTATGTAGGGCGCTCATGGTGTCATGGTCCAAGTCATTTCCATTCCGGACGAGGAGGACCTTAAAGGAAGGATTTAACGCCATGGCGATTGAAGTGCTGATCATGACCCGCTTCGATGTACTGATTTGCTCCAGCGGGATCCCGTTGTAAATGACCCCGCCGTCCTCGAATCCAAGGCCATCAATCGGCATCTCAGCTTCACTGAGGATCTTTTCCTTTTCAGCTTTCAACTCATCAATGCAGTCTGTTTTCGCCTGGCTTTTTTCGGCGAGCTCTTCTATGGTGGCCTTCAGGAGCCTGTACTCCGCCCTGTTATCGATCTTGGCATTTATCTCCTGGATCTCCTTAAGACGTGCTCCGATCGCGTCTTCCTTGATCGGCTCCTCCTTTTCTAGGGCTTGCTCTTCCAGAATCCTTACGTCGTGCACCTGCTTCAGCTGATCCACAAGCTCAGCCTCGTACCCTCGGAGGTTCCGAATCTTCTCCTGTACGCTCAGAATTTCGCGCTCAATACCTGCGGCATCTTTCACCTTGTCGTCAATCCTGGACTGGATCTCGCGCCGGCGGTCTTTGATTGCCTCGTTCTTCCTGATCTCCTCATCGATCTCGGATAGGGAAAGCCTGTTCTCGGGAAGTCCTTCAAAGCAGCTGGAATCGATCGCATCGAATTTTGTCTGCGCTATCTTCAGATCCCGGTTGATATCTCTACGCTCGTTGTATTCCCGTTCGATATCCTTGTCGATGTTCCTGGGATCAATGGGAAGATGCAGCACGGACAGGAGCATGTCAACCTTCTTATTCTTGTCCAGGCGGTCAAATGCCAGAGGGTCAAACGTCAGGGCTCCGTACAAATCCTCCAGGACGGTCTGGGGCTTCTTGACCTCATGGCCGTCGTAAAGGACGGTAAGGTAGCTGGAGCTCTCCGTCCATGTCCTCTTGATGGTGTAATGATCATCTGTGTAGAGCTCAGTCTCCGCTCTCGTCTGTCCTTCCCGGATGGGCTTTGGAGGAGAAGTTCTGTCCTGTCCCTTCATCGTCTCCGCAATGGCGTCTATGACGGAGCTTTTCCCGACGTCGTTCTTTCCCGTGATGGTCACGATATTTCCGTCGGGTGAGATCTCAACCGCCTTGATCCTCTTGAAGTTTTCCGCTCGAAATTTAATGATTCTCATGGAAAGGCCCTTACAGGTTGTTCTGCTTTGGACCGGAGGGGGGTTCGGTATCCTGTGATCCGATTTCCTCTGCGAGCTTTTCAGCTTTGGTTTTCCCGTCATTCTTGGTTTCAGAGTCAGGCTTCGGGAATGCCTCATCCGGTGAGAGTTCTCCATTCTGGATGGATGTGTAGATGCCCCGAAGTTTGCCAATATGCTCCCGGGTGATCTGGTCCACTGACTTCACGCCAAGTACAGCCAGGATTGCCTCTTCGGTTGCTCCGAATCGTCCGAGAACGCTGATGGCTTTGGCTCTGCTGGTTTCGATCGACACGGCGTCCCCCATGGCTTTGTTTCTTGCTTTTTCGTAGATGCTCACCCAGAAGGCTTTGGGGATACCCTTCAGGATCGCGTTTCGGAGAGCGATGGACATGGCGGCATTCATCGTCATCGTGATCATGTCGGCGCTGTACCGCTTCCCGTACTTATCCAGGATCTTCCGCCTGACTTCGTAGCTCACGGCCACATTCTTTTCCAGATCCAGGAAGGCACCCTGCACCGTGATGGAGTCGTGCTTCTCGTCCACCAGGCGAACGGCTGACCGGCTGTTTCCCCAATTGCTGTTGGCGATCTCCGCGAAGCGAATGGAGGGACCTTCAATCATGGTCTTTCCTCTGGGGATCGCGTAGATGCAGTCCGCCGCCATATCCTCGGACATCAGAACCATGGCTTCGGTCTCATCCGTAAACCGCTTCAAGGATCGAGGGTACCGGTGGGCGGTTGCGATCTGCTGGTTAATCTCCCCCTTCGTAAGCGCCATGAGCATCTCGGGCTCGGTTACGATCTCGACTTCCGTGTTTCCGTTGGTGGGTTCTGTCACTGGACTTTCTCCTTTTTCTCGGACACGCGAAGGGTGCGTGCACCTTCCTTTATCCGTGTGTATTTGTCGATAAGCTCCTGGGGTGGCTTCAACTCTCTGACGATCGCCTCCCAATCGGTCTTCACGGAGTCCTTGTTCTTCTTCCAGGTGCAGCTGATTCCTTCCAGAAGAAGTCCGTCGTATTCACCGATCTTTTCCTTCAGCAGGTTTGCGAGCTCGGTCTTATGGGTCTCCATATCGGAGATCTGCTCGTTTGTGATGAGGTAGTTTCTTGCCAGTTCCAGGGCTTCACAGTCTCCATCCAGGAAGCATCCGTTGTTGTGGGGGTGGCGGAACTGCATGAACTGGTTGTCCACCTGGGCATAATCAAACGGAGGCTCCACTTTCGGCCCGATGAACTCCTCATAGAATGCGACACCCTTCTGGATGATGAGCTGGCATAGGGTATCGTTTCGCTCGATGTGGAAGATTTCCACTCCTCTCCCCGCGATCATAGCGGCGACGTCCCACCATTCCCTTCCCGTGATAGCCATAGCCCAATCGCACTGCAGGTGAACAAAATCAGGAACCTCGTCCGTCCCTGCTTCACCCCACGCTCCCTGGTAGGATCGGCTTGTAAAATTAGCGATTCCCGTGGTTTTGACTTCCAGTCCTCCAGGTGTGCCGAGTATCTGCCTGTCCGGAGTGACATGGAGGAAGGGATAGTCCTTGTGGTATTCCATCGTATTGGGCCACTTCCGGATCTGATGTCCCGTCCGCTTGCTGTAAATCGCAGCGATCGGAGCTTCCAGGGCTTTCCCGATTTCAACCGCTTCATTGTCATCGAGGTCATCCGGTTCGATAACTCCGGTTTTCTCGGCCCATACCTTCCATGCGGACTTGAATGGGTTGTGTCCGAGGATCGACGCGATGTCCGTACCCCCGATGGAGTTCTTTCTAACTTCTCTGAAGGTTGCCTCGTCCATCATGACGGAAGCCTCCCTTCGTAAGCGCTGTGCGTAATTGGTGTCATCGCTACCTCCTAGTTTCAGTCTTGATGCACCGATTGTAGCACATTAGAACATCTCTTGTCAAGTATTAGGTATACATTTGTCGTACTTTGGCGTATCACAAAAACACGCCCTGCAGGAAGCGCCGCTGTGTGGTCGCCGGCTAATCAGCCTCTTTCACGATCATGTAGAGCTTTCTGACTCTTCTGACCCACCCGTAGATATATTTCTTGAGCTTATTGTTCTTCAGAACCAGGTACACCATGAACGCCAGGCGCTCAAGGAGCAACCTGTCCGGATTCATCTTTGAATCCGACAGCATCCTTTTTCCCCTTGTTACTCCGTGATGGACGGAGGCGTCCAGCAAATACAGGCACAGGGGCCATGGAAGGCTTATAGCCCCGGAGGGTACCCAGTATTCTTTGAAGTAGAGCTTCCTGGCATCATCTTTCGTGAGATTTTTTATGTCCAGATCTGGATGAGATCGCTTGGAGATTCCGTACTTTGTCTCACCCCCCGGGTCATCCTTGTCAAATACGTAGCCACCTTCAATGTCTATTACGATATCTACGCACCTTGTGTACTTTTCATCGTACTCAATCTCGGGCATGGTCTCTATCCTTTTTCTTATCGCTTTTTCTATCATCCACCAGGAATTTCACCTGCTCGGTCAAGGAGGCCATTTGGGTCTGCACGCCGGACATAGATTTTGTCATTTCGTCGATTTTTTCATACAGCTTCTCGATATGACCAATCCTCGCATACACGTCTCGGAGTTTGCTGTGGGCCTCCTTATCCTCGTTGTGAACGGCCAGCTCTCGTATCACGATGTTGTCCATATCCTTTTTGGCCTCCAGGAGGTCATCCTTCGTTATCCCTGAAGATGGAGTCTGCGAACCTTGCTTAAGTTCAGCCACTTCAGATCTCACGTTTTTGCTTTTTTTGTAGTCGAAATACAGATAGACCACCACGACCAAAAGGGTTCCGCCAAAACCCAGCTCCGGTAACAGTTCCTTCATCCTCTCTCTCCTTAAACCCCTGAATATATATTGCTGTCATATTTCCTCCACCAGATATGGAAAGTCCCGTCGTGAAGATCCTCAATCTTCAGTATCGTGGCTTCCGTATCCGGAAGATCTTCATATTCGGTAAGCGTCACCTTGTCGAGCGGCTCAAGGATGAATCCCTCCATGGTAATCGTCACGTTGCCTTCCAGATCCCCATAGAGATCCCTCTGCCCCTCCCGTGTGGCAAACCGGTAGGCTTCCTCCTTGTCATGGCAGCATTCGTACGTGTAGGTCTTTTCCGCCGGCGCCTCTTCATCGCTCCCTCCATCACCTTCCGGCCAGGACACGGATTTCGTGGACCAGTCCGAAGAAATAAAAAACACCGTTACCCTATTTGACTTCGAGTCTCCCTTGATCTCCCTGTAGGGCGTAGGCCCTCGGTAATGTCTCTTGCTAAGCGTCATCGTATTGGTCGTATTTAGCTTGTCGATTCGCATCACATAATCTTCGCCGTTGTCGTAGACGATGATTCCCGGGTATCCACGGAGCGTGTCGTACCAGCTCTGCATATCCGCGGTCCGCATGATCGCTGTGTCTATGTAGTACTTGGATGTTATCGTGGAAGCCACGGTGGACACGGAGGACCAATTGAGCCGGGTAATCCTGGCTCCGTACTCCCGCGTGAGCGCGTCCGCGATGATCCACGCCGCATTCCTCGTATATCCATAGGTCGGCGTATTGGAGATCCTGACGTCATTCTTGCCTTTCATATAGATCAGGAACTCAGGTAGAGCTGTGAGACCTCCCGGAGGGTAATGGATACAGATGTACAAATTGGCCAGTCCCGGGAGCATTTGTTTCCACTCCGGCGTAATGAGACCCGTTCCCTCCCCGTACCGATAGGCCATCATCTTGTCGATGCTGTTGTCCGCTGTGCCTCCGGAGGTGTAAGTCCCGTAGGTGCTCGTGTCGGTCTCAATCGTGAAATCGTCCGTGTTGACGGACAGGATTTTGTGATAGTGTCCGTTCACCTCCGTCATTCCCGCACAACCGTCGATCCATGCATATTCATTTGCCGAGAACCCATGCCCCACGCACTGAACCACACCGTTGGACGCCTTGGATATCCCCGTGATCGCCTTTGGGTTCAGAGACCCATCATGGAAGCTGTTGTTGATGGAATACCCAAAGTCGAGATCGTTCCCGTCATTCCCCTTTAAATACCCATAGAGAGGGTGGCTCGTATTGATCCCGCTCGTGCTGTCCCAATATTTAACCCCATCCACGTTTACCTGGTATGGACCATCCACGGGCCCGATTCCAAGACCAACGACCATATCAAACTGCAGGCTGTTGTAATCGCTTTTCCCGAAGACAATGCTCCCACCTATCCTGGATTGACCATAGAGCAGAGCGATGTTCCCCTCTGCCGCCGTGACCTGAATTTCCCTGCCTTCCTTCCCCATCGAAGTCATCCCGCCAGAGATGGCCGGCGGGGGTGTGGGATTAGATGTCCGAGGAGCCGAGGTTACGGGACACGTATACTTCTGTTTCCTGCATTTCCCGCCCTTCGCGTCCTGGCGGGACCGGTCAAACAGTGAAGTATCCACTCCCCCTGTAAAGGCTCTCGGATCGTCCATCAGGTATACACCTGCACAAATTTCAACGGAATGAGATGGAGTGTGTTTTCTTTATAGCCGTCCGGGAATGCGGTTCCATAAAACTCCACCAGGTACAGGTATCCCCAATTCCCTCCCGCCGTGACCGCTTCTCCTACTCCGGGCTCATTCCCGACTGTAAAGATGGCCTGGTCCTGTCCGTAGGTTCCTGTACCCGCTGACAGGTTGTAGTGCACCCCGCTCGTCTTTGTCGTTCCCGCCACCTTAATGACATCATTGGTAACGTTGTCCCCTGGGATCGTGAACGTGTCCTCCGAGCCATCCCCGGTCCCGATGCTGATATCCACCCAATACTCTGTAAAATCTGGGTAGAAAAAATAGAATGGAACAGTGCGCCCTTTCACGGATTTCCAGAACGTGTGAAGCGTACGTAGATCCACAGGGGAATCCGTTTCCCAGGTTCCAGCAATAAAAAACTCTGAATCATCCCTTGTCTGACGGTGCTGCCTGCGTCCGGATTGCGTGATGTGCAGAATGTCTTCCCATCGATCTTCCTTATGGATATCGTCCTGCCACCCAGTGAATCCGCTGGCCCACGTCTTCGGAAATACCGGCGTCGGCATCAGGCCCTCCTAAGACCGGCTCCGGGCCGGCCACCTGTGGAACCGGAGGATCTTGCCTCGCTGATATGCGTCATACGGGATCCGAGCTTAATCGGCAGGTTGTTCCAGTAAAAATATTCCCCAGCCGGGGGCAGGTGCAGGAACCCTAAAAAGTGGGCGATGTTCCCCTTGGATATGCAGTCCGCAGAGCTCTTATCACATGACGGATCACTGCTCTGACAGGCGCATAAATCGCTCTTGTAAATGAGCTGACATCGATCGTTGGAGTAGTTCCACCTTGGGAATAGCGCCTTAAATTGACTCTCGTTCGACATGGATAGACGGAGAGTCCCATCTCCGGGACGTTCCGCCCCAATGATTTGTCCCTGGAAAATGATGGCGATTTCATCCACTGCATAGTCGGAGTCCAGAGAACACTCACGGATCACCACGTTGTTCCGTATGCTTCCTCCGGCGGTGTTAATTACCGCGGAAAACGCCAGATCCTTGAACGCAAGAGAAGCCGTCCTGTAGTTTCCCCCATCGGATATCTTCGTGGCTTCCATGTCGAGCGGATAAGTTCCGCTTGCATAGGTATTGCCACCATAGGACACGTCCCTGGAAAAATCCGTCATATAGTATGTCGTGGCGCCGAGGGTAATCTCGATCAAGTGGCAGGCACAGTAATTGTCAGCGGAGGACAATAAAGAGCTGAGGCTTGTAAATACTGATCTCGGCATCTCACATCTCCTTCACAAAAATGTCAGGGTTATCCCGGGCGACGTTCACCATTCTGTTTTCCGCAAGATCAAGGATGGCTTCCATGCAGAGATCCATGTTGAATTGGTGCTGAACGTTCACCTTCACCTCCCCTTCCTTCACCTCGACGTTGATGGGTGGCGGTTTCACAATGATCTGCTGGTAATTCGGGACATTCATGGGTGGAGGAGAGCTCCACGTGCGCCCGCCGATCATGGAGGCTTGGAAAGAGTCTATCGATTTCCCCTTCCCTCCTGGGGATGCAATTCCGGTCATGGATTCATAGAGCCCCCGGAAAGCGGAAGTGACTTGCGTGACCTCATCGTCGAGTGCATCAAAGTCACCCTTCAGCACACCCGTGGAATCTCCAAGATCCGTGAATCCTCCGCTCCCGTACCCGCCACCGATCAGATCCTCGATCACGTCCTTGAAGTCACCGAGTGCACCAAATACTTCGTCGTAGATTGCGGCGTTATCCTGCACAATTGAATCGATCAGACCCTGTGTCACGTCTTTCGCCTGGGCTTCCGCCTCGCCAAGAATGGAAAGGAGCTGACTCTGATACGCCGTAGAGTTTTCTCCCGACTGGCTCAGAATGTCGGAGATCAGGCTCTGGATCTGCTGGAACAGGCTGGCCGCCTCGGTCGGGTCCGCAGTAGCATAAAGCGCATCCAGGAGATCGTTGATCTGGCTGAAGTCCCTGGCAATCAGCTGCTCGGAGGTGAGCCCAAGCCTTTCCAGCTGCTCCCTCTGGGAAGCTGCGGAGGAGCTGATCTGGTTCTGGATGCTGAGGAGCTGGTTCATGTAGGTGATTTGGGTCTGGTAGTAGGACTGCCACAAGCTGTAGAGCTGCTGGCCCTTCTCAATCTGGAAGTCGATCGATACGGCATCCTGGATCTGCTGTCCGAGAAGGACGAACTTATCGAAGATGCTCTGGAAATACTCTTCGAAGCTCACGTTCGATACATCCTGAACATGGGCCGTAAGCTGTTCTGAGTTCATGGACAAAATGTCCAGCGCATCCGTCAGGCCCGTCAGTACCTCTACATACCCGGCGATCGATTCCCGGATCTTTTCTCCCGGGAGAGATGACCAGTAGCCCATCAGCTGATCGATCTTGGCATCCGCAACACCCCAGGAGCTGATAGCCGTCCCGAGAATCCCGTCAATCAGATCGAAGTAGATGGCTTCCAGTTCCCCGCTGAGGAATTGCTGAAACCGCTTTGCCACCTCATCTGAATCGTCCTTCTCAATCTTCCACCAGACGTTTCCGGTACCGTTTGTCTTGAATACGGAATCAAGAAGGGCCTGCCGCATATTGGCCCCCATCTCTCCCAGGACATCATCCCATTGGACGCCGAGATCTGAGAATACATCCTGATAGCTGTCCAGAATGGTTCCCACGGTCTGATCGAGGAGGTACTGCATCTGCTTCTCAGCTTCGCTTGCGATCTCCTCCTCGGCATCCACGACAAAGACTCCGCCTTGGTACCGGATCTTGGCGATTGCCGCCTGGGTCCCGGAGAAAATCTGCTCCAGAACGCTACCCAGGACAGAACCGATGATCGCTCCCCACGGACCGGTCGATCCGAGAAGATCTGATATCCCTTGTCCAGCCAGGCCCCCGACACCTCCCCCAATCCCAGATCCCCCGAGGATCTGCCCAAACAGAGAGCCCCCACTGAACGCCATGCCGTATTGTCCAAATTGCCCCATATCCTTCATGGACTGGGAAATAGTCTTCTGTCCCGTGATGGCGTCCGTGACCATCTTGGTCCACATGTTGGCAAACATCGTGGCGATCGAATCGAAGACGTCATCCGCCAGAGCGTCAAGCCCCTCGAAATTCCCGCTGAGAACATCATCAAAGAGATGCTGGAACGTCTCCTCCGTGAGCTGGGAGAACTGCTGCATCCCATCACTCATCTCCTTAGTGGATTTTTGGGTCTTCTGAGCGGTATATCCGATCACAGCCTGGGCGACTTCGAACACCTCAGCGAAGTTTTTCCCTTTTGCGGTTATCAAAGTAAAGGCGTCGTCCATGGCGTCAGACAGCTGCTTTTCCATTTCAGCCGCCTTCTCCGCCTGCTGGACTAGATATTTGTGAGCAGAAATGAGATCTTCAAGTGCAGGGGTGGTGGATTTTACAATCTCTTCCGTAAACTGTTCGTGAGCACTGTTCAGCCCCTCGACTCCAGACGTAGCCTTCCCTGTCTCATCCCGATAGGCTTGCATCAGGTCTTTCAGTTCTCCCAGGGATAGTCGGCCAAGGTCTTGTACTTTTACAGTCTTATCCAGCCACTCCAAGAACCCCTCAGCTTCGCTTCTGTTGGATTTCAGGATGCTGTAAAATTCAGCCGCCGCCTCATTGGTTAATGTAAGCCCCTTGCCTATTCCAACCCACTGTTTATTCAGTTTGTCATAGACCTGCAGGCCCTCTGCGATCAGTTTGCTCTGGAGTCGTATCGCAGCATCGGCATTGATCGCGGCATCCTCCAAGGCCCTCTGTTTTTCATAAGCCCTCGCAGAACCATCAATCAGAGCCTCAAGCGACTTGGATAATGCAAACCCAGCGGCTGTGGCGGCGGCCATGATGGGAATCCCGGCAGTCAGTGCCGCACTGAATTTTCCTGCAAATCCCGTGGCCGTTTTGAAATATCCCGCAATGCCGTTTCCCACGCCCAGCCACTGGATCATATCTTTCAAGCCTTTAATATTCTGCGCATACCATGAAGCGCTGGAAATGGCATGGAGCTCGATATATGACTTCTTTGTGATGCTGATGATTTTCGACAGGGAAGCGTAAACGGCAATCAGGCCTCCGACCTTCACGGTCAGAGAGACAATGGTGTTGATCCCTTCGTAATGTTCCTTGTAGAAATCGATCGCCCACTTTACCGCTTCCATGGTGGTTTTTGTGAGCTCTCCAAGGGATTGAGCTGCCTCACTGAATGATTCGCTCAGCTTTAATTTACCGGTCGCTTGATCCACCTCCATTATTGAATCCTGGATACCGTGGAGGCCCTTTACGATCTCGACAAACGTTTCCTTTGTAAGATTTCCAACAGTCTTTCCTATTACATCCATAACATTTGACCAGGAAACACCCAGAGTGTCCGCCGCCGCCCTTCCGCCTATTTCAACAGTATCAAGTCGCTCTTTCAGATACTCGTACGCAGTTCCTGCCTTCATCGCAGCTTTGTAGGCCTCCACAGTTCCATCCTTAAGCTGTACGATAGCCAGAGCTGTTGGGGAGATGGTTGGATTGATTCTTCCCTCAAGGAGCTGCTGGATTTCCCCACGCAATTGATACAGAGGTTTTCCCATTGATGTCATGGCCTGGGTAACACCAACCGTGATTTCCTGCACCTGATCGAGAGACATTCCCAAAGCTGATGCCGGGGTGATGGCCGCCTGGAATGCCTGGACAAGAGTGCCGAGTTCCGCAGCCGTTTCAAAGTTAGCGATTTCCAACTTCTCCATGACTTTCGCGGCCTCATCCTGAGCGACATTAAAGGCTTCCTGTCCCTTCAAAACATTGCCCTGGGCATCCGTTACCTGGTAGAAGGAAGAGATCAGGGTGGCAATGCCGATCTCGGATTTGGCAATCGTCTCGTTGTACTCGATACCTGTTGTGACCAGCTTCTTAAGAGCGAGGGCCGAGGCAATAGCCCCGGCCATCTGTAGTAGTTTTCCAGTTAGGTTATCGATGCCCTGCCCGGTAAGGTCAGAGGATCCAGAAGCGCCGACAAGGGATCTATCCAGTGCTCCGACATCTCCCACCAGGTCCCGAAGGACCCGCTCAGCGTCTTTCCCTTCTACCTTTACCCGGATCAGAAGCTCTGACATGTTCTTCTAGTACCTCCTGCTCGATGAGCTTTATCTTTTCAAGAACCTCAACGTACGCATGGCCCGTGATCCCCATAGCTTCCGCAACGTCCTTTACGACGCCGTAATCGATGGATAACAGGCCACCCATACTGGTTCGCCATTGGTTGGAAACGAGGGACCATATGGTCCATACCGCATGGTTCTCAGGAAGCAGTTCGCTTAATGGCTGCGCTTTCGGTTTCGCCCGGCGCGGGCGGGATTTTTTCCCTTGGATGACCCACCACCGGGCGACTGCGATAAATTTTCGTCTGCCTCCTCTTTCTCTTTCTCCCGTACAAGCCGCCCTTTCACAAGAGCTCCTGCGATAAACAGGCTGATCAATCGGTCTCTTAAAACAGCGCGTTTGTTTTCCGGGGTGAGCTCCAGGAACTTTCCCGTATCCTGGTTGATGACATTCGGGCTCCATCCTTGAAAGATGTAGTCTGCCCGCTCGAGATCCACGGCTTCATGATCAATCCGTTTTTCCTTGATGGACTTTCCTCCATCCTCTGGCTCAACCATGACGTATGTGGTGTGCTTCTCGATGATGTTCTGCTCGATATCTGAAGGGATATCCCGGATCTCAAACCATACGTCTTTCGATGAATCTCCGCCCGGATCCTTCTGAAAAAGGACCCGGAAGGGCTTGTTATCGGGAGAAATAAAAAGAGACATGCGGCCTCCTTAACCTATGCGGCGTTGGCGTACGACGCCTGGGTGTTCGTGAGGATGAACTTCGCTACGGTTTCATCCGCGCCGTCATCAATGAATGCTTCCCACGGCAGGGATACTTGGACTTCATCCGGGGAGGTGATGGGAATTCCTTTCCTCATGTAATCGATCTCCGGGAAGACGCACTGCAGGGTGTTGGTCCCATCGGTCAGCGTGAAGTCGATGATTGATTCCGTGCGGTTCACCGCTTTTTCGAACAGTGTGAGATCCTTCAGATCGGCGATAAGCGTTCCTGTCGCTGCAGGCTGTTTCATCGACACATACTTCGCATTGACGCCATTCCCGATCCGGTAACCGGCTGTTGCGAAATTACTGAGCGTGAATTCGACAGAGATGATGTTTGCCGCCGTCGCTCCGCCTTCTTCGATGGTGGTGGCCGTGAGACTCACATCGTCTTCCGACACCTCCGTAAGAGTGGCGTCGAGGGCCGTATCGCCCTCATACTCCGCCATTCCCGTGACACCCACGGTGCAGACCGCAAGACCCTCATCGGTAACCGTCATCTTCAGAGTGTCCGCGGTGAGTCCCTTGTGCCGCAAATAGTAGGGAGTGGTGGCATTTCGTGCGCCGGCTTCCATCTGGAATCCGTCTGGCATCGTTCCCCTGGCAATAAAGGTGTGGACATAGGGTCCCGCGCCCGTGGTCGTCGGCTCCCCAAAGAACTGCTGCAGGATGTATCCGATCGTGATGAGACGGACTTCCATGTCAAAGGAGGCTTGAACCTTCATCCTTCCCCCGACTCCACGGCGCTTCTGTCCCAGGGCATTCGAGGAGTGCCAATTCTGGTCCCCTACGAGACCATAGGATGTTACGGGCAGAACAATTCCCGCAGGAGTCCCGGGATCAGATCCCTTGGCTGTTTCTTCGTAGTATCCGAAGACAAAGTCGTCTCCGACAAGAGGCATGAGGTTTGGCATGGTTATTTACCTCCCTTCTTCGCGGTTTTCCCCTTTGCGGGGTCTTCTGCAGGCTCCTCCGGCGGAAGGCCCTCCACGCGAAACCACGGTTTCTCCGCAAGCTTCCTTGCGTCATTGACGGACAATGACACGGATTTCCCGTTTTTAATGAGTGGAATCCTTCTGCCCCGGATGTTGACGTAGATCTTCTGGACCGTCATCCTCTCAGAGCCGATGTATGTTACGTCTGCCTTATCAGACATTTACGTCCTCCTTTTGCGATAGGATAGTTCTTACCCTGAAGGCGAGCCTGTATACGACAGAGCTGGCATCCTGGGCGATCCACCCGCCGTTGTGCAATTTAAGAATCCCCTTCACCCCTGCACCATCTGGGATGAAACCCAGAAGCTTGTCCTGGACATCCTGACGAACATCCAGAAGATCGAGCGGAGCCTCTCCTACAGCGGCGTCCACATCTTCAATTTTCATGTAGATTCCAAATACGACCGGGCCCTCATGCGAGGCGTACCCGATGCGGCCCTTATCCTCCCAATCCTCGCCTTCAAGCATGACCAAGAGAGTTGGTGGAACAGAGAGATCCAGCCAGCTTGCCAGAGAAACGCTGGCTCCAGAGATGACGGACTGGACGTACGGAAGCCCTCTCAGGCGCTCCATGATCGCCACCATCCAGACTTTGATCTCGTTGATGTCGCTCATGATTTCCCCTTCATGAACCCAGAAATTATATGGGACCGTAACTGCTCTATCAGATCCCGCTCATCCTCGCTGCGCAATCCAAGGAACCCTCCGGAATAGTCCTGCATATCAGAGGCGTACGGAGTCTTGTTCTGAAGCCATAGCTCATTCCCCATGATGCGGATCTGATTGCTCGCCCGGAGACGACCGGTATCCATCAGTGTCTTTCCGCCTCTGCGTCGGGCGGCTTTAGACAACGGCCATGGATTTCCTTTCGGGGTCCTCTGCTCAATGAAGTTGAGGTCGATGCTCGTGAGAAGCCTGGATTTCACGATCTGGAACACCTTCTTCGGATTCGAAGACGCATAGGCCGCTTCCCCGAGCTGTTTCATCAGCTCCGGAGCGGTATGCGTGATCTCCAGCCGGGTCCTTGTCATAAGAGCTCCGCACTATTCCAGGCTTCTGTGTCATCATCCTCATCGTCGTCCCGAAGCTCCCTGGGTTTTGAAGCGATCGTCACGACAGGGGCGTTGGTGCTCAGCGAGGACAGAGTTATACTCCCTGACTGAATTCCTCGCAGCTGCCTCATCACCTCATCGTAGTCTTCCTTCAGCTGCTCCGGAGCTTTACTTACCGGGCTGAACGATCGATGAATATAGTAGAGAGAAAGTGTTTCCTCGAAGTCTGAAAAATCTGCCGGGGGAGAGGCCTGCGGAACAGCAAACCTCCCCCCGACATATCGGTTAATGGTGTTATAGGCTTTGACAAGCATTCGCTCTACCAGCCCAGGATTATCGAAGTCTCCGGTCGTATCAATACCGCCGGCACCATCTGACGCATACTTCAAGAGATACGCCTGGTTGTTGACGACGAAGTCCGAAAGGGTCTGGTAGGTGCTCATGGGGGCCTATACCTTGAGAAGCCTGGAGATCAGGTCTTCTTTGGTCCCAGTCGCGGGAATGTTTTTCAGGGCACAGAGCCTCTTAAGCTCGTTGTACTTCCGCCCCTCAAGATCTTCCTTTGTGAAACCGATCCGATTCTCACCCTCGTCCTCTCCGTCATCCTTTGGATCTTCTCCACCCTCGTCCTCTTCGCCATCAGGAGTGATATCCAGATCCGGAGCTAGCTCTTGGACCGGCTTCTCAGCCGCTTTACTGGAGATACCTGTGCGGGGCTCGTCATCCTTCGGAATGACCGTGAATCGCTTATCCGCATTCAGGTGTTTCCACTGCTCGTCGGTGAAGTCTTTGCGGTTGTACTCGACAGGCTCACCGTTGATCCAGTGTTTTCCACCCCTCCAGACCGGGTGGTGGTAATGAAGCGTGATGATGTATTTAGACATGTCATGCACCTCCTAGCTGACGTCCGAGAGACCTTTGAAGTGGACCACCTTGCAGCGACCGTACATCGGGTTCGCGGCTCCACCGGTCAGAGTTGGCGTTTCGAACAACGCACGAGCATCCGCCCTCTTGGCATTACCCACGATGACGGTGTCGTAATTGATGTTCAGGTATTCCCCGGTCGGTCCCTTGAGGCCCCATCCAACGGCTTCATAGGTCTCAAAAGTCGTTTGGGTGAGATTGTTCTTCGAGGCGTAGATCGGTTGCCACATGCCGAACCATACCCGGTACCGCACCTTTGATGCGGCAATGATCTTGTTGTACCGGATGATGGTTTCCGCATCGGGGTTTGTCGTCATCTGAAACCATGGATCCTTTCGAATCTGGCGGATGAACGGCATGACCGGCTGCTTGCTGTCCAGGAGAAGAAATACCTCGCTGGAGGTTCCCGCAGTGGAGTCGTAGTTTGACGCCACGTTCCCGTCGTACGTCGGGTGGTCGGTGTCAAACAGGTAGTTATCGTCATAGCAGTCATGGTTAAAGCCGGCCTGAACAGCATCTTTCAGGGCAATGTCCGTATGACGTCCTGTCTGACTGGAGAGGCCTTGGGTTACCTTCGACTTGATGATGTCGAATTTGTCATCCTCTACGAGATTCACATCGATGGTGATGCCTTTGGCATACATCTTGTTCTCGATGTAGAACGACTTGGCCTGCAGGTTGGAGAGATCCAGTTCGTCTACAAACTCGGAGAGCTGACCAAGCTCTTCCACCCAGGAGTAGTTCTCACCGTCCCCTGTGCTCTTGACCTTGGTGCAGAGCAGGTCGCTGACGTTCTGGAAGTCGTAGTTCAGCCCATCCTGGAAGACTGTCTTCAGTCCCCGCTGGAGGGTGATGAGGTTCTGTTGGTTAATCAGCATGGTAGAGTACCCTCCTCGTTATGCGCCTTCGTAGTACTGCACGAAGACATAGAATTTTCCTGCGGTCAGATCCGCAGTGGCGATCGTGGCGATGACGGAATCCGCAGTGGAAACCTTGTAGGCCCCATCGGCATTCACTGCGGTAAATGCTTCCGCTGTGAATTCGCCGTGGTCGAACGCTGTGGCCGCAAGGAACTGATTGGTGTTTCCCGTCACCCCGAGCATGATGGTGGCTGAACCCCCGGAGGTGGCGGATGTGACACCCTCGACATACCCCCCAACCACAAGGGCATTGTCCGGGATGGTCTGGGCGTTTCCGTCTTCATCGGTCAGCGTGAGTGCACCCTGGGCTCCGCCAAGATCGTCGAAGTCGTACATAAACTTCAAGGTCTTGAGCTGCTTTGAGTCCAGCTCCGTGGTCCCGACCGAGGCGGTCCGGGTAGAAGAAAATTCAGGGCAAAGCTCGAACTCTCCCTCGGTGGCAGAAATGTACTTCACGAGCTTTCCGAAGGGGATGTAGTTCGTTACGCTCTGGCTGACCGTCTGGTTGTCCTTCACGTAGAACATCTCGCCTTCTTTTGCCTGCGTGAGACTTTCTGCTCCCATCTTCACGAGGCCTCTCCTGGCAAACTTTACCGATGCGGCACCGTTAGACCCGGAGGAGTTGTCATAGGCGGCATCCGATACTCCGGCCATCTTGTAGCCGGCGGTATCTGCACCATTGACCAGGTATCCGCTGGAATTCCAGCAGAGAATGACTCCCTTGGGGATGCTGGTTGATCCGGCAATCAGCCGGGCGATAAATTGCCCGATCTTGCCGATGATGGTTTTGTAGCGATCCGTTGTGGTGGCGGTCATGGTTACACCTCCTCTCGCATTTTCTTGGGATCGATCCCAAGACCGGAAGCGACTGCATTCTCTTCCTTGGAGAGGGGTGCATCACTGGCCGACCCACTTGCAGGAATTGGCACTTCCCCCATGGCGGCAGTGAGATCAGGAGCTGCTTTTGCCCACGCTTCAAACCCTTCCGGGTCCTTTTCGGAGTAGGCTGCAGCCCATCCCTGCATGGCTTCCGAGATCTTGGTTTTGTACTTCTCTCGAAGGCGTGTGCCCATGTCCTTCTTGGCTGCGGTCTCCAGCTCCTTCACGCGCTCCGAGAGGGCCTTGTAGTCCGATGCGGGGACTGTTCCGGGAGGGTTTTTCAGCTCGAGAGCTTTGGTCTCAATTTTCTCCGGAGTGAGATCCTTGATTCCGAAATGCTCGCTCATCGCGGCTGCGAAACTCTCCTGCTGTTGGGTGAGAGTGCTGACGGTTTCCTTGCTCTTCTGGGACTCGTCCCAATGGCTTTGAAACGCGGTTACCATCTCATCTTCGGTTGCATTCTCGTTGAGCTTGAACAATCGAAGAAAAAGAGCTTTCAGCTTGTCCATTTGTGATTCCTCCTTTTGCTGTTGGTGTGTATTGGTATGGCCGTCTCCGTACTTTTCAGCCATGGCAATCGCTATGTTTTCTCTGTTCCGAGGGGTGTTGGTGAGCGCTACGGAATGAATTCTTCCTGGAAAATGCAGAAGTTTTCCCCCAGCCTCTTCCGCAGGAGCAATCCATCCGTCTGTCACGACGGGGCTGATAAACTTCACATCCCCCGCCTTCAGCATTTCTTTTCCTCTATCGTTGGGTTCAAACCAAGCCCAGATCCCATGCATCCGCCCAGGGCCAAGATCTTTGAATGTTGTGAAGCTTCCGTGGGCCATGGACTTTGTAAACAGACTCTCGTGATCATGGTCCGCGCTGGCGCTGAATCCCCATTCCATGACAAGGCCATTATGGAGATTCACAATGGCGGAGGCCGATGCTTCGTTGATGACAAAGTCTCCATTCGGGTGCTCATATACTCCGTAGTCGAACAGATGAACCCACCCGGGTTCACCGTTCATGGAGATCTGGGATACTTCCGCCGGGATCATGTTGTAGGCTTTTGGAATGATTCGTATGCTCATGCGGCCCTCCGGAAGAAAGATCTGAGCTGATATTGGCGCTCTTTCAAGAGATCAATGTTCATGGGAGCCGACTCCCAATACTTGTCTGGTCGTACGATCGGGGTCATGGTTCCAACCTCGGCGATTTTGAGACCCCTGGCCTCGACCTGGGCCGCAGTCATCGCAATAGCAATGCATCGGCAGAAATACCCATTAGGCGGATACCAGATGCGCCATATGGGGTCGTCCACCCGGTACACGATCCCGGAAACCATGAAGTCCATTTTTCGATGAGAGGGGCGTGTTTTACTGTCCAGGATGGCGCTATAGGCAAGGTACGGAGTGAGCTCAGCTCCATCGAGCTGCATCTCAAACCGTCCATGGTTATATGCGGAGAGGAGATTCGACCGGAGGATGTTCTCAATATGATGGGGGGACAGGGAGGTCCACCCGAGTTTGGCAAATATCCCGTCGATCGAGTCTTGGAATTCTGAAAGGTAAAGTCCCTCGTCCTCTGCTCTCTGTACTTGCTCCCAGATGTCCTCCAGGACGGTCATGTCGGTAATTCCGGCGACTGCAAATGCCGCGTCCCGGAGTCTCTCCATAGCGTCGCTATAGAACTCCGTGTAGTCGTACAGGCCTTTTTTCTTCAGGAATTCGAGGGCTTTATCCAGTGGCTGCTCAAAGAGGAGCGAAAGCTCAGAGGTCGAGAGTGAAATGAGCCTATCAGCCACTAGAACATGGTCTTATGAACCTCCAGCATGCCATTGCGCGGATCTCTGGGAAGGATCATCTTCCCGCCGTCACCGAAAGTATAGAGACACTGAATTTGAACATTAGTCGTCGGAGCGGAGAATTTAGAGCAGGCGAGGTCAGTGGAGGTCCAGAGGAAGTAGAAGGTTGCGGAGTAGACGATAGATCCGTCGTTCTTTTCGGTACTCGTAACATGATCGTTGTCGACGTACCCCGTTCCGGTAGCCAAAACGGTACCGCTAACGGTCTTGATTTTGCAGGAAGCCGCGGCGCTTGTAGGATCAGATCCGAGGTTCTTTTCCTTGACACTCCATCCGATCGCATCTTCGCCACAGTAATGAGATTTCACGTAGTCGGGGAGCTCCTCCCAAAACTCCCATACCATCACGGGGGATGCTCCCCCATTGGGATATTTCCCGAGAAAGTCCATCACCCCATCGCCGTCCACGTCGACAAGGATCACATAGTCGTGACCTGCGGTACCGGGCAACCCGGCGAACGCATAGCACCCGGACGATACCGGGGTCTCCGTCATGGTGAATTCACCGGTGTATTCCGTCTCCGGATCTGTGGTCAGATCCCATACTTCGACGTCAATAGTCTCGAGCGTGTATCCGGACGTACCGAAGCAGTGGTAGGCTTCTCGGTTATTCGCTGCATGGAGAATATCCGGGCAGACTGTCAGCATGAACACTGTAGCCAATAGGCCGAGTATCAGCTGACAAGCCCGCCCTGTATGGATTAGTGAAAAAATGGGGGCCTGGCCCAGATAAATAAGTATCAAGCCTGTCAGTAGGAGGTGCAGGTCAGGCACAGGACCCCCACAGCTTAAGACGATAAAAAACAGCGAAACGGCAATCAGAGACACGAACCTTGGCCGGATAGATGTGGGAGGACTACCATGTTTTCGGATGTTTGGCTCTGGCGGTTTCGCTGTAGGGTTCATGATTGGCCTTCCGTCAGGGTATCGTGACGCCGTAACGAAGAATGTGGTCGGAGCCGGTATCCCAGGCGGGATCGTGAATTGTTGCCTCGAGCTTTCCAGCCACATAGACATTTAAATACTCGTGTATGGATCTATCAGCCGAGTCATAGGGGGTCATGAGAACTGCGATATACTCCTCTGCGTCTACGGTATCGCGATATTTCAACGCGTTGGCATCGTAGATGATTTCCACTACAGGCAGGTTCACAAAGGGGTCGCCGTTCTGATGTGAGATCGTAACCTCATGACGATTGTCAAGGCTTTGGTATCCCGAGGAATCACCATTCCAGTCGTGGTTGAAAGGGTTGCACCCCATCTGGCAGATGGCCAGAAGGATGACAGAAACGCACAGCAGAAGAATCGAGATCCTCTTCACTTTCCACCTCCATCTTCTGATACAGTTGGGATCATCCCAGAGCTGTATCCGTAAGGTACGACATCGACAATCGGCAAAGCCATATCCACCCTCTGATAGGTGCAGTCGAAAGTATCCCGAGTACCAGGGTCCTTAGAGATCTTGCACTGATAAACGACTTCCGTTGCCACATTCACGAGGTATCTTGACTTCCCAGGCGGAGACCACTGGCCGATAAATTTCCCGGTTTTCTCGTCGTACTTCACGTTGAAGACGACCTCAATGTTTTGGATCGCCCACTCAGGAAGTGCTATCTTGTCCGCCGGAACCTCCGCTAGCTTCTTCTTTCCGAAGAGCCGGAATGGGGTGGCAAAAGTGGCAGATGCCAGTACGAGAACGAGAAAGACAAATAGAACTTTTCTCATTTATCGGTACCGATGGACTTTGCCTTTTCGGCTTGGCCATCGACATAACCCTGGGACACCAGGTAGGTCGCGATAAACCCGATGAGGCCGAGCGCATCCTCCTGCGGCATACCGTGAGCGAGAAGCCACGGCATCAGAAGTGTCGTCAGGATCGTGACGATGAATTTGCGTGACAAAAACTTTTTAATGAACTCCATTGCTTCCTCCTTTGCCATTTACAGGCTTTATATTCTCTACGGCCATGACGGTCCGTAGGAGCTGCCGTAGGGGTTTAACGTCCATACTTATTCCTCTTCTTCAGCTGTCTCTTTCCGGAAGACATGTGCTGATTTGCATCCCGGAGGATCGCCACCACGATCATAAGTGCGGCGAAAGCGATCAGGGAGAAGAGAAATGCCGCAATTGCAGTTTTCAATTAACCCTCCTGAACCAGTCGTAACCGAGGGTGTTTCCGGCTATGGTTCCAACATACAATCCGACCTTTGTAAATGTCGCAGAATCGCTCGTAGACGTAATGGTTTGATAGACCACTCCATCATCCGAGAAGCGATAATAAAGAGTTCCGCTTACCCTGGAAATCTCCACATAACGGTATGGATAATAAAGCGTGATATAAGAAGTAGAGGGCGTCCACGTCGACAAACTTCCGTAGATGACCCTGGCCTGTAAAACCGTAGTCGTAAGATTACGCATGCCTATGACATGTCCATTTCCGGATGCGTCGGATACAAATATCCCGTGCTCAGCGGTATTCACATTATCTGCAAGCAGTCGAACTCGAATAGTAAAATCTCCAGATAGAGAAGTACTCTTGTAGGCATAGGACGTTGTAGTCCCGGTGTGGGAAATAAGCACGAGTCCGGAGTAAGTTGATTCATCAATTGTCGCGGGAGTTGTCCCTTGCCAAGTCCAGCCACTAAAGGAAGAATCCGAGAATTCGTCATCCAGTGTGTCCGGGGATGACGGTGGAATATTAGGATTGTATGTCCCGGGTATCTCTGCTGCTCCAAAGCCCGTGTTGATCGTGGCAACGGTGATCGCATTCGTTGTTGTACTTCCAGAATCTGTCACGGATTGCAGGTTAGGAGTTGGTATCCCAGATATCTGTGAGTCCACATATCCCTTTGTGGCGGCATCCCCTGATGCTGAAGGGGTGGTCACATTCGAGATCTTATGCGACTGCATGTCAATGTACGTCGGGTAGAACCTGAAGACCGAGGAGGGTGTCGGATTCGATGCGTCGCTATATCCGTACCCGAAGTCCAGGTATGAAATCGAAGTCGGAGCTCCTCCGGAATTATCAACCCCCACAGCTTTAATCCCCCATCGATTGTATGTCCCGGTAAACATCATAAAGTCGTAAGACATCGCGGTGAAGAATAGGGATGGAGTTGTGTAATTGAATGGGAAGGCGGGAGCCGCCTGCGGTCTTAAGTCCAGATATTTCGTAGCCGCTGAGTCTTGAATTACAGTATTTCCAGTGTGCGTCCACACTGCAGAGATAGTCTTTGCCTGATCCGTGTAGGCAATGGTGGAAGGCAACGTGGTAGATGTGTGGGAATGGCTGTCGTTGGCTATAGTTACGACACCTGCGTTCGTGATCGTTGCATCACCCGACACCGCCACACAGACATGGCTAGCCCCGTTATACACGATGATGTCAGCATCATTGCAGTCACCGGAAATCGTGAATCCACCTATAAGATTCCACCAGGCGTCCCCTGACGGGAATGCTGGAAATGAAAGAAGGAGGACGAGACATAAGAGAATACGCTTCATTTGGGAAGCTCCTTTGCCTTTACTTCAAGCCGGCCAAGACCATCGGCGGCCAGCATCGCACGATGAAGTAAGCCGGCCAGCTGCTCGGGCGGGTCAGCTTTGCTTCCGAGCTGTGCGAGCCCCCTTCGAATATCCTCATAGGACTTCGCTGTCTGAACGATCCTTCGGACGGGCTCCGTCAGCGCCATGAATTCATCCATGGATCTCTTTTGGATGTCCTCCTCAATGACGTCCAGGGTCTCGAATTCACCTGTATGGGTCGATCCCTGGAGCTTGTTTTCTGACATTTCCTTGGGGTTTTTCGGAGTCTGAGACTGAAGCATGTCATCAGGTCCATCGGCCTCTTTCAATCCAAGTTCACTGAAGGCCCAGGATTTCGATACATTCATACCAAACCCATGTGCCTTTTCAATCACGTTAGCGGTTTCCAGCCGATCCTTCTGGCGCTTTGGAATAAATACCGCTTTCGGGTAGGGTACATTCCATCCAAACTTGAATCCGCAGATTGGTTTAATGACGTTCTCGGTAAGAAAATCAGAGTTGTTTTCGCAGTCGTCTTCGGTAAGATCAAACTCCACGTTCTCCCCTACGATTGCAGAGGCCTGCGACCCATACTTCTGCTTCAGGGTTAGTTCCTGGCCTAGAATAATCCAGGCTATCGCCTCATTTCCAACACTCCGCAACTTGTCGAATATCTGGGCGTTTGATTGATTGGCCCATTCGATCTTGAAGTCCACCTCTTTATCCAGGATGATCGATGCATCGTAACCGAGCTTTGTGAGGGCCCTGCGAACATCCGCGACCGGGTCATACCCACCCGTAGTAGTGTCGGAACGATCGACCTTCACGACCTTGATCGGAACCCCGTACACCTCGGTGGCGATCGCCCATCCGCGAAGGGCAAAATGCTTCAGATAGTAGGCCCAGGAGACATTCCGGAAGATCCCGCCCCTGCTGACAATGGAGGTTTTTCCCTTGTAAAACATGACAGAGAATTCAGGCCGGCGGACGTTCTTCCAATCCCCGCTCTTTTCGTCCCAATACTGCAGGCGCCTGGTTTCAGAATTGATCTGGATGTTATCCACGGGCTCCCAATCCACGATCATGAGTGTGTTGTTGGGCCCAACCTCTCTCCAAATGTTCCTCAACACCCTAAGCCCAAACCAGACGGAATCCATGGCATCGTATATGTATTGCTTGATTTTCAGATGTTTGGGGATTTCTTTTTCTACAAATTCGGAGACATCCGCGGGTACGCCCTCTGCGTTGTAAGTGAGGGGCTGCTTCTTCGCCACCTTCTTTCGCCGTTGACAGCAGGTGAGGATGACATCATCTTTGTCGTACATGTCCTGATAGAACTGGATCATCCCTGCCAGGGCGCCGGCGTCCGCATCGTTGTAGATCCTGGAGATGTCCTCCGGAGTCTTTCGGCCCATCGTAGTGTAGTTGAGAGCCATCCAGTCATTGGATACGACTATGGCTTGTTTTGGCTTGCCCCCCTGGACGTTCTCTACGCCCTGGGCGTCCACGAAAGATGAGATCTTTTGTTCTGTGGGTTTAGTAGCCGGCATGGCTCCGGGTCGGGACGGTGGAGGCGTATACCTTACCTGAAGACTTGCCGAGCAGACGGATGGCGGACGTCCCGGAATCAGGTGGATCTTTCTCTAGAATCGGGTAGTGGAACCAGCAATCGCAGTAGGTATTCGGGAGTTGTCGTGCTAATCTCATACGCTCGTCAGTGATTATATCATCACTTGTCAAGATCCGCAAATCTTTATCTCCATGCTCTTCCACCCCGACCACGCGGATCGCAAGCCCTTTGGAGCGAATGTACTTCTTAATTTTCTTCGTCATTTCTCCCCTGTACAAGTTCTCTTCAACCCCAATAAACCGGATCCCATTCTTAACGGCCAGCTTCACGGTTTCCATGGCCTGGATCTCTGTGCGGACGGTTTTTTTCATCCAGCAGTCCACGATATCGAACACGGGCTCCCCATCCTCCCTCCGCCATCTCTTCACAGCGGAGGCACAGGCGTAGGACCTTTTCAGATCCTCGTATTTGAGCTTCTTTTGCCCTGCAGGGTCTAAGAAGACAATCCCGGAATCGTACTCTGCTGCCCTCCCGGGTCCCTTGCATCCAAGGAATGGAGTGCTACGATCGAATCTCGGGAACTGAGATTCACTCCATGGGCATTCATCGAGCTTCACATCCTTGTTCATCATTTCCCGCTGGTAGGCAACCATGCCGTTTTTTTCTATCCAGCGATTGATTTCATCGACTCCGAAGTGGTGGGGCCATACCGGTTCACCGTCTTTATCCTGGGCCGCCCAGATCTTCGATTCCCAGGCAGGGTTTTTGTGGTTCTCAGAAAGAACGCTTTCGGAATGAAGCTTGGTTCCCCATATCAAGACAGCACCATGTCCGCCAGGCCCTAGCAATCCCATGACCGTTCCATGAAACCAGCGTTTATGCTTCTCCCGCTTATCCTGAGAGGTGATAATTTCAAGATCCTCGAGGTCGTCGATAAGGATCATGTCGGGACGGCCCTCCCGTTTCACCAGGCCGCGTATTCTCTGCCCGGCACCGTACCCAAACAGCTTCACGCCTTTAAACTGAAGCGAGGCTTTCTGCCAGGCGATCGCCATCCCGGGACGGATATTGAAGTCCTCGCGGAGTAAGTCGTTCTCGAGGATCTCTTCAGAGATGTTCTCTATCCTCGACTTCGCCTGTTCCCACGTGGCCGAGATGATGGGAATGATACGGCGGATGATCTTGTCGTGAAAGAACACAGAATCATGGGCCATTGCGACGTGGTACAGCGGGAGGGAAAACCCCAGCTTGGTAGTCTTCCCGAATCCACGGGGGCAAGCCCTGTTGATGAACAGGTCGAACTCTTTGGTGGTTCTCTCCGCGATGTTGTCCAGGTCTTTATGGACGGGACTCTCAGGTTTTAGGTTGAAGTAATGAGGGAGGTATTCTTCACAAAAGCCCTTGTAGTGCCGAGCTGATCTTCTGCGGATCGCCCGGTTTACGCTTTTAAGGATTGATCTGCTGGATAGATCACTATTCTTCCCCATCCCTCTGCTCTTCCTGCGCCTCAAGAATACTTCGTATCAGCAGGATTTGCTTTTCCGGGAGCGATCCCATGAGCTCGTCAAGGATTCGGTCCCTTACGTCCGTGATGTTGATGGAAGCATCAACCTTTCCAGAGTGCTCCTCCTTCGTAATCTTCTCTGGGAGGCCTAGGGCCCTCCTGACCATAGACTGATAATCCTGCTCCGCTTTGATGAGATCCTTCAGACTGGTGGAATCCATGACAACCGATAGGTTTAGATTATCGTTCCCTTCTTTACTTGCCCTGGCCAGCAATTCCACCTTTACGGCCTTTTGACGCTTCCTGAAGTCCTTAACAAATTCGTCGAGAATGCCCTTTAATCTGTCGCTCCGCTTAAGCTCAACAGCGGTAAGCTCCTGCACGCGTTTTCGGATCTGGATCTCCGCCTCTTCTGTAGCCACGCGCTGCAGATGTTCATCCCAGGCTTTGCACCTATCGACCCAATTGAACTTTACACTCCATGTTTTCATGTGCAAAGAGGCAGATTTCACCCTCTTTTCTTTGTTGTAACAAACCTGTTCAGCTCTCGCAAGGGATCGGCGGAGGCCGAGGTTTCGATACGCTAAGAATGCCGCATATGCCTTGCCGGTTTCGTTCTCCAGCTGACCCCAGGGCTCACGCGTCGGCAATGCTGGCGTCGAGGCCAAGCCTACTCCCCCTTTCAATCACCATGGCACAATACTTGGGTTCAATCTCCATCCCAAAGCACTTCCGTCCAAGTTGCTCAGCTGCTACGAGGGTTGTTCCGCTTCCCAGGAATGGATCATAGACGTCCCCCGCATGATTTCTGATAGGTCTGGACATGCACTCCAGGGGCTTTTGGGTTCCATGACCCCCAAGCGCTGTGTCATCTAAACCAATGTCCCATACGGTAGTCTGCTTCCTTCCACCCCTCCAGTCCGCGGACTTTCCCGAGCGCACTGCATACCAGCATGGCTCATGCCGCCAGTGATAGTGACCCCTGCTAATAGGGAAATGCTTCTTGTTCCAAATGATCTGGGCCCGTATCTCAAATCCGCACGACTCAAGGCTCTGCTGAACGAGACTGGAAAACCTCCCAGCGTGCCAGCAGTACACCACGTCGCCACGGCAAAGCTCCCATGCTTCATGCCAATCCGCACGGGTATCATTTGCCACCTTTCCAGTCCTGGCTGCAGTCTTCCTCCATGCAGGATCGTAATCAACCCCATACGGTGGGTCCGTTACTGTCAGACACGGAATATCATCCCCGAGCAACTTTGAAACATCCATCTCGCTCGTGGAATCACCACACATGACACGATGGGGGCCAATATTCCACAGCTGCCCATTCTCAACTCCCCATTTTTCAAGAAGCTGAAGGGCTTCATCCTCTCTTGGCGGTTGATCCTGGATCTCTTTCTGGAACTTTCGGTACAACTCCTCAAGGTCATCCGCCTCAAATCCGGTACCCAGAAACCTCTCTTTGTGCCGTTCCAGGACTTCCACCAGGAGGTCATCGATCCATCCACCTTTGGATGTTGTGGAATTGGATGCCAGCAGGTACGCCTCGGCTTCCATTTCGTTTTCCCAGGAAGCCCCGCGCAGGACGGGTATGTACCATACGGATCCCTTAACCACGACCCTATTGGGCGGGGGTTCTCCAGAATCTTTAAGCTTCGAAAATGAATCCATCTTCGGCTTTAATACCGCAACCTGGATCACCTCATCCTCCATGATATTCAAGCCGGTTGTTTCCACATCAACCACGATAATGTTCATGCTTTACCCTTTCCCTTTCTGGACTTTCGGAGGAGCTCCTGCAGGTTGTCGTCCCTCCTCTCTTTACGCTTACGGAAAAACTGTTTCACCAACCGGAATATCTTTACGGGATTGAATGAAACCTTGAATTTTCTCAATGCTGAACTCTTATGTTTGTCCCGACGGCGATACCCGGGATGGATTCCACTGGGCTGCCCTTCTGTTGCGCTAGCTCAATCATCATGGATAGGTCTTTGTTCTGCTCCATGTAATTCGAGAATACCTTCCTCCCCTCCTCCCAGGCTGTCTGAAATGCGGTTACGGCGTCGTAAGCCTTAACAGCGAAGGTGATGGCGTGAATCCCTTCCTGTTTGGATTTATTCACCAGCTTCACGCTAGCCACGTAGATGTTTTGCTCTCCGACTCTTGGTATTCCCATTTTGCAACCTCCTGGTTTATTTTGCCTCGCGCCAATCCGGTGCGGGTGAAAAATCCGTAAGCGACAATTCCTTTACAAATCCCTGTGTACCATCAAGCATTCGGCTTGAAAGATGGATGTCGAAATTCTTAGGGATGTTGATCCTGGGATCCAGATGGGATGTCCAAATGAATGCTCCTTTCGAGCGATTGATGAGCTCTGTAAGGCCACTCTTTACCGCATCGGTTACCCGTTTATCCTCAAGACCGTCCACAAGAATAACGTCGTGAGCTGCGATCGTGTCAATGAGACCGAAGTCCAGGTCATGACCCGATATCCTACGAAAGATCTCAAACAACTCGGTGGAGCTATATGCGGCGCAATGTCTCCCGTTTTCTGTAAGAATCCGAAGGATGGCCGCGGCTGAATGTGTCTTCCCCCTGCCTGGATCTCCATAAAACCAGACATTTCTCAGCTCCCTCCGCATTATGGAGTTTATGATCCTATTGAATTTCAGCTTGAAGGCACTCAAAAAAACGTTGGGAATAGACTGATTTATCAGCCGATCCTTGAAGTTTTCCAGCGTAAAGGAATGAAATCTTCGGTTGTCAATTCTGGATAGCATCTCCTCCAAGCGGACCACATGGGCGTCAATCCTGTCTGGTGTGGCCTCATAGGAAGCGGGGCATCGTTCGAACGCCTGGGTCATCCATACCCAGTGCTTGTCGTGGAAGAATACCCTCATGTGCCAACTTCTGTGCGTGCTGTAGACAAATTCAAAATTCAGAGGGAACCGTTTTCCCCTGCAGGCACATTCACGCCTGGAAAGGAGGTCCCGCAGATCGTCAGGCATTGGGGGAACAGCTTGTCTTGTCTGGCTCATTGTCCTTCCTCCTGCTCCTTGCGTTTCATAATTTCTTCATGTTCACGTTGAGCGAATTCCTCGTAGGAAAGCCCGCTTTTTTGAAATTCCTCAAAGATCCTCCTGTTTTCCTCCTCTCCTTCCCTGTATGACTTCATCATGGATTCCTGCATCCTTTTAACCTCTCGCTCCTGCTCTGCAGTACGGTGAATCGATGATTTTTCAGGGGTATCGTATGCACCTTCAAGTATCCGGAACCATCTTGGGTCCTCGTTTTTGATGCCGCTCTTTCTCGTGAAGAGGAAATCAAAGTCAGCCTTCCAATCCATGTCCTTTGACCGCCCAGTTAGGATGGAGCTCGCCAAGATCTTTTGAATGATTTCCGGCCAGACTTCATACAGCGTGATCGGAGGGTCCATCTTCAGGCCATACTTGATCGCATCCACGACCTTGGATATCCTGGCTTCCGAAATTGCCTTTATGGTGGCTATGGGTGGGACCACGGAGCTGTTCCAGGTCTCCATCATCGAGATTGCTTCTTTTCGGAAATACTCATCCCGCTTGGACGGAGACTTTTTGGTCGGCTTACCCTTCATCTTTTCAGGGGGTGGAGGTGGATCGGGTTCAGGTTCCGGGGATTCTAGATCTTCCGACTCCGTTTTTTCGGATTTTTCGACAAAAGAGTTGTTAGTAGTTTCTGTATATACTTCTGCTTCTGCTTCTGCTTCTGTATGTGCGACTATTTGCGACCTGTCGCTACACAAAGCGACACTCTGCGACAGGTTGCGACAGGTTGCGACACTCTGCGACATTCCTTCGATAGTAGACTTACGCTCCCTTTTTTCTGCTATTCTCTCTCTATCATTCCGTTTTTTATCCTCGTTTGAAAAAATGTCTCTCCAATATTTATAATTTACAACCCTCCATCCACCATTAGGGTTATCCTCATCCAGCAGGACAATCCTTCTACCTTCCTCAGTTGGATTTCTGCTCTCGTGATCTGGTTCCTGCAAAGATTTCAACCCATTTTTAAACATCTCAATAGGCGCCCCGGTCTTTCTAGCCAGGGCACTAATTGTCATATTTACCTCGCCATCCTTATCGCATAAGATTAGGAGATGTAAGAAGGTATGAAGCGCATCCGTGTCGTTAGGAAGCGATCCGTCGTAGATGGATGAATGAATTTTCACATACACAGGAAGATGACCTTTAGCTACACAAAGCGACACTCTGCGACAGGTTGCGACAGGTTGCGACACTCTGCGACATATCACTACGCATTGTTCTCTACCCTGTTGCAAGCGACAAGAAACCCAAGTTCTATGAATATCTTAACGTTAGGCTTCTCGTCGAGTATGCATATTTTTTTTAAAAAATCTGGATCACCAGTAATGATAAAACCGTCATTATCAACTGCTTTAATTGCGATGTTTATTAAGTGGCCTTTCTCAACATCGCTTAAGGCGTGCCATCCGAAATCCCTAAATAATTTAGGTGAAATGGTCAAACCTGCTTCACTAGGGACAATCTCTCTATAAAAAAAATTCCGGTTTAACCTGACGAAAGGTTCTCCAATATTCATACTGCACCTCCCTATATCTGGTTGGGTGGCGGGTTGGTACCCGTCAGGCTTCGGGTTTCTGGTTGAGTTCTCGCAGGCCACGTCGCCTCCGCCATCTCTGGACGTTGCGGAAGTTGTTGTCCCTCCATTCCAGGGCCTCAGCCATCGTGCACTTCCATCGACCGCTGTGCCCCTGACGTCGGAGAGGAAGCTTCAGCCGGTTGCCGGTAAAGATCCACCGTCGGACGGAATCCTGTGTTACGCCTACAACCCTGGCAAATTCCTTTGTCCCAATGAGCCGGCTGTCTTTTCCTACAGCATCTCGGAGTGTCGCAACCTCGTGTTCTAGTAACGTGACCTTCTTGTCTAGCTCTGCCATTTTCAATTCAACAAAAGTTTCCATGCCCTGCATTGTACTATATTAGCACTACAAGTGTCAAGGATTAGGTATACTGTCCGGCACCTATCTTACAATTGTTGTGAAATAGACCGTTCATGGTAGAATATTTTTCTACGCAGTCCGTAGCACCAGTAGGAGGTGCAGCATGACAACGTGGTATCAGCGCATCCGTAAAATAAGGAATGAGAAGGGCATGAGCTTGCGCGACCTCGCCCCCCTGGCCGGCACGGACCATACCTACTTGGGAAGGATTGAAACAGGACACCCTTCCAGTGCGGTGACTGTACGAAAGGTCCAGGACATTTGTAAGGCTCTCGGAATTGAGGTCTGGGAGGTTATAACTGCTTATGAAAACCCAACAAAATCAAAAGAAATCGGTTAAAATCACTTGCTTTTTAACCCAAAATATGCTATATTTAAGGAGTGCAAAATGAGAGTAA